CGTCTTTGGTTATGTATTTTTTAATCATGGTCTTTTCCCTCCATTTTTGATAAAATAGAGTACAGAAAGACACCTTTCAAAATGAACATTTTGAAACCCTTTCTTTATCTGATTGCCTCACGCTTGAAGTCGCCAAACTTTGAGAGCGTGGGGCTTTTTATATTTTTTTAAAATATCGTTGACAAAAAGTTATAAAACATTATCATGATGATGACAAATACTATAAGCATAATACAGCCACATCCATAGGCACACCCCTCTGGATTGTCTATTCCAAAAGTAGTTTTGTTGTAGATTTTATTATAAACTGCTCGTTTCGGATCCTTTATCAATCCAGCGCCTTTTTGGCCATAATAGGGAGAGGTGGCTTTTTTGACCTTTCTGTTTATAGCCCCAGTTGTACGTGCTGATATTCTCTTTTTTATATTTGGTGTCCGAGGACCTATTTTCATATAACTCTCCTTTTAACTAAGTGGGGCTTTTTTTATTTATCTAAAACCATTTTGCCATCTTTTTCTTGTGCAATAACTTTCGCATTGGCATCTAAAACAATAAGGTTGGGAGCTTTGAAGTTGGGATCATACTTCTTAAGTTCTTTTTCTCCTGACTGTTTGATTTTAAGCATACCATCTACCATGGGTTGAGCCTTTGGAATTTGCTCGTCAGTTAGTTCCATTGCAATAGTGATTGCTATATCTTTTTTAGTTGAAGTTACAGTAGCAGTAGGGTCGGTGTCATGTACCCATGCTTTAAAATTTTCTACAAAAACATCATAAGCAGAATGTCCGTGTAAAACATCACTAGAAGAAGAGGTTGAAGAAGTCGATACTTCACTTGATGATGCGACTTGTTCCGTACTTTGTTCTTGACTTTGATCTGTATCTGCTTCATTTTGACTGCAACCAGTCAATAATAGAGTGAGTGCTGCGATTGTTGCGAGTGTTATCTTTTTCATATTTTCCTCCTTTTGGCTATCCTACTAGCCTGTATAGCCTTTCAACCAACATCGTTTCATTTGCGATGGTTTTTATTTTTCTTCCCTATACACATCCACGACTTTGCCGATGATCCTGAAATCACTGTCTGAATTGATCGGTATATCTTTGTATTTCTTGTTAAAACTTCTCAGATATGCCTTATCTTTCTCTATCACTAGTTGTTTGATATAGGCTTCCCCCTCGTAGTCAAATACTCCAACAGTACCACTTGGAAGCTCTACCGTCAATTTAACAAATACATAATCCCCAGATTTATAATCTGGTTCCATTGAATCTCCGTAAATCGGGCAGACGAAATCAGCGTCCACCTTCACAGGCAATTGGATTGTCTCTATCTGGACTTCGTTTAAATATTGCCCTGTGCCAGCAGATACAGGCTGGTCGTAGTAGTTGTATGCGAAGTACTGAACAGTAACTTCATGTACCTCAGTAAGTCTCTTCTTGGATTGTTTTTGTTCCTCAAGTTGCCTCTCTGCACAAGTCAGTACATTACGCTGGTATGGTTCTGGGTCGAGCTTAGATACAACTTTATCAATCTTTTGTGCAATTTCGTTTTTTACAACAGAAGAAGTAGTATCTAGTCGAGGATCAATCTGTTCGATAGGGACGTTGAAAAAGTCAATACTAACATCGAGAGAATCAGCTATATTTTTTAAGTACTCTGCTTTAGGTGTAGAAATGCCATTCATATATCTACTAAGAGTATTTTGTGGAACACCAGAACGTTTAGATAATTCTAGTTGAGTGTACCCAAGTTTTAGCATGCGTTTTTTTATTTGGCCTGCTATAAAATTTCTCCGAATGATTTCAGATTCAGAAGCTTTAGAACGACCTCTAGTTGCTTTTGCCATATTAGTTTCCTTCGTATCCTTTTAAAAGTATTATATCAGTTTTTTATAAGAAATAAAAATAATTTTAAAAAAAATAAAAAAAACTATTGACAATATCCAATTAAATGGATATAATATAGTCAAGGTTAAGGAATTAACCCAAAACAAAAGAAAGGAAGGACAGTATGCTGAACCGAAGGCAAAAGAAAAAAGACCCTTGGTTGACACAACCAAGAGCCACAGTGATATCGGCAATCATCGCACTGATAGCCGTGATACTTCAACTCTTATTTAAATAAGAGTTACGCACGAAGTTGTAGGAGGGGCGCAAGCCCCAACCCTACGACTTAAGTTTAGCATACTGTCCAGAGAAAAGCAATGGACGACAAAAGATGGGAAATCGGTGGTTTAATCGCAGTAGGAGCGATTATTGCGATTGTAATTTTAAATTTAATTAAGTAGGAGGTAGTCTCATGCTGAACGAACAAGAAAAAACAGCAGTTCGTGAACTGCTGAATAGCGTCAATGTTATCCGTAGTAAAACAGAAGAACTGTATCGAATACAGAACGAACAGAATATGATTGTTCACTATCTTCAGGGTGTAATGGACGCTTCAGATCAGGAACGATGATAGGGAATTAAATAATAAGGAGGTGAAAGAATGAAACCTAAACGATATCCGTATAGTGGGAAAATAAATTGCCTTGATAGTTCTGCAATAAAATGTAATCGCATCAAGGCAGTTGATATCAATTTAGATAAATCAAGTCTTGCTTTTAAAAAAGACTTGATTATCATAAAAGGTCAATCCATTACTGGTGTATAAGTTCCGTCTGGTTCAAGACGAAGCGGTTTATTGCAATCTACGTTGATTGTTCCATCTGGCAACATATCATAATTGATTACCAGACCATTTGGATAGATTGTTTCGACGTAAGTGTGACCTGGACCTTTCTCATGAACAATTTTTGTAACTTGATCTTGAGGAATTCCAGTCTTGATAGTCATTTCCATTAGAGTTCCTCCTTTCCATTGAAATCTTGACTAAAACGGTGAGAGGTCTCAGTCAAGATATATTATAGTGTAAAAGCTTTTGTTTGTCAATATATAGTGATAGAAAGGATTAAATATGTTGCGCATACACAACATATAGTGTTTAGAATGTGGGAAAAGATTGAACAACAATTAAAATCAAGAGACTGGTCTATGTATAGATTGGCCAAAGAATCAGGAATCCATCAATCGAATTTTTCCAACCTAAAGGCTGGAAGATTAAAAGAGATGTCGTGGACGAATATGTGTAAAATTGCTGATGCACTAGAGGTCAGCTTGGACGAATTTAGATAGGAGGTGAAAGAATGACACAGTTGACGCTGAAACAATGGATGGCAGTGCGAGACATGACCGTCCTCCAATTTGCAGATGCTATTGGTGTAAGTTACCCGACGGTCTCAAATTGGCGAGTTGGCAACACAAAGCCAAATGCAAAGTATATCCCAGTGATTGAGAAGACACTTGGGATTGATTATAAAGATATCATCTGGACATAGTGGTCTAATTTTTTTAGAAAAATATATCCATTTAAAAGGAATTGAAAAAAATGAATGAATTAATTTTATCGGATAATCTATCTCAAATAGAACTAGAGATTAATTATCACAAGCAAATAGTCGGCCAGTCCATTTGGGAAATCGGCAGACGATTAACCCATGTGAAAGAAAATGATTTAGCACATGGCAAGTTTTTGGAGTGGCTGGCAAAAATGAATATTGAGCGGACAGAGGCCCATAGGATGATGAAAGTTGCAGAGAAACTTCCAAATGTTGCAACGTTGCAACATTTAGGGATTACAGCACTTCATTTGATCGCAACTCTTCCAGAAGAGAAAAAACAGGAGCAGATCCAACGGATCGAGGACGGTGACACCCCAACCGTTCGAGAACTGAAAGAGGTCAAGAATAAACTCAAGCTAAGCCAACAAGCAAATGAGCTTTTAAAGGGCGAGAATGAGGCTCTAAGAGCTTCTAAAGTCGAGGTGAGGGAAACAATCAAAGAAGTCGTCCCGGACGATTACAGAGCCACACGGGAGCTAAATAAGCGATTGTTAGTGAAGAACCAAGAACTGTCCGACAGCATGAAGGCTATGGAAGAGCGTTCTGAATTTATCAATAACAAACTAAACGAGATGATGGCCCAGCGTGCAGAGGCTGATAAGAAATCTGCTCAGTACGATGAATTGACACGAGCTATTGAAGAATCACGAGGTCAATTAAACAACGTACAGAAGCAAATCTCAGCTTACAAGAATATCACAAGCCTGTTGCAAAAAGGAAATGACTTCTTGGCAAGTATGGGCGGTCTGATCTACGCAGACGAAAAGAATGTCTTGAAAGCGGACGGAATCGTCCGAGACGAATTTGATAGCTTCATCAGTCGTGGGTTGAGATTTTTCAACGACCTGAACGATATCCGTAAAGAAAATAACATTTTAGAAGGAGAATTTGAATAATGAACGAAATTGCTATGACACAAACAGAATTAACAGTGGAAGATACAATGATCCACGCATTGCAGGAACTAAAAAAGCTTAAAGAAGGGCAATCCGTCTTATCAGCCGATGTAGATTATTTAAAAAATGAACAGCCAGTAAATCCGTCAATTTGTTTGGCACTTGAGAAAATGCGAAAACAAAAAGTTGTCGAATTGTTGGGTGGTAAAGATAGTCAAGCCTATAAAGATCGCAAATTTGCTCAATCAGTATTCTCACAGGCTGCCAAAGACTTCAAGGAATACTTCCGAATCCCACGCTATGACTTGCTGAAACGCAAAGATGAAGAACAAGCATTTGACTATTGGGGAAGCTGGGAACCATCAGCCAACACTAAATTGGAAATCAAAAACCGCAATGGCCAAATGAGTTTGGTTGGTTGAAATGGCCAAAAAATAAAAAAGCACTTTTGGGGAAAAGCGCTCAAAAAAATTAACCAAGTCAATTATACCACAGAATGGAGAGGTGGGCAATGATTGAAGAATTAATCAAAGAACAAATCAGAGAAATTTATCTCGAAGCGAAAGAACAAGCTAAAAAGGAATTGCTACCAGTGAACCAAGCAGAGCTACAGGAAATATTTGGCTTTAGCAATGAATACTTGAAGCGTTTAAAACGCAAGGGCTTGAAATTTCGCAAGCAAGGAAAGTACATCATGTATGACTTAAACGATGTACACGAGATTTTAGAACTAGAGAAGGAGATACAACATGTATAACGAATTATTAGGAACAATGGCAGTTGCAGGAGTATTCTTCACAGCAGGCTTTGCTGGTGCGGTATGGGACTTTAAACAAGCTCAACGTAAAAAGGCCCGCAAAGCCAAACAAGATGCAATCATGAGACAGTACGAGGAAGACTTGCAAGAGAAATTTAACGAGGGTTACCGAGCATCATTTGTAGATCTTGCGGAAGCACGGAAGCACTCACATTCAGACAATGATTGGGGTATGCAGGAGGTGTAAATGGCAGCAAATAGACGGTATTACTGGTTACAACTCAAAGAAGACTTCTTCAAATCAAAGGAAATGAAGCTGATGCGGAAATTGCCTGGGGGCGAAGAGTTGACCATTATTTATCTGAAAATCATGCTGGCCAGTCTACCAGACGAAGGGAAAATCTATTTCGAGGGTTTAGCTGAAGATTTAGCTGAAGAACTAGCGTTACTGATTGATGAAGATACTGAAGCAGTCAGAATGGCGCTCATGTTTTTATCGAAAAAAAATCTACTGACTACAAACGATAATTATCAATTCACTTTGGAGCAGGTTCCAGAGATGATAGGTAGCGAAACAGCAAGCACCCGTAGGTCTCGCAAGTATCGAGAGGGTCAAAAAGCGTTGCAATGCAACACCGATGCAACAAAGTGCAACGGAGATATAGAGACAGATATAGATATAGAGAAAGATATAGAGCTAGACCAAGACCAAGAACAAAAAAATGCTGTTGGTAGTGAAAATTTGGTTTTTAAAAAATTAAAGGAAGCCTTTGGAGAAATGAGTGTGAATGGCACTATGGTCGAAGAGGTTGAAAGACTACTTAAACAGTACGGACAAGAACTTGTAGTTTTGGCTTTAGATAAAACGATCCTAAATGCAGGTAAGTCTCTTAGATATACTATGTCAATTCTCCAACGCTGGGATGGTCAAGGTTTGAGGACGGCTGAACAGATTAGGGTGGCTGACGAAGAGTACGAACGGAAGAAATCTAACAAAACTCAAGGTGATCCTTACGGAAATATTCCTTCTTGGTCCAATTTGAGGCCAGAGAATCAGAAAGAGCCAGAGCCTGAAATGTCTGACGAAGAATATGAAAGACGGTTGAAGGAGTTTTTAGCAAGTGACTAAGATTGATTTTAAGAAAGTTAAGACTGACAGCAACCTATTCCACGATTTTAAACGGTATATGCAAGAGTACTTTAATACGCAGATCACGAAAGAACAGTTTTTAAATTTCGTAGGTCTGTGTGAGGAGAAAAGATATTACTTAAATCCGTTTCAAATGTGCGCATGGGTTTTAAATAAGCCTGTACAAGTGATTGAGGACCGATGGTATCAGAAGAGAGATAACAATGTTTAGAGAAGACGAAGAAGACTATTTAGAATGTCGAGAATCAAGAGATCCAGATCTATGGCATTGGTACGGATCGGGTTATCGCTATTTAGGCGATGATGATGAAGTATAGGAAAGGATAGAAATGAGTACATTATACGAACTAACAGGAATCTATCAACAGATCTATGATCTGGACATGGACGATGAAACCAAACAGGACACGTTGGACAGCATCGACTGGAACGAGGACTACGAAAACAAGGTAGAGGGATATATCAAAGTCATTAAGAACCTTGATGCAGATATCGAAGCCCGCAAGAATGAAATGGACCGCTTGAAGAAATTAAACGATGCGGACAAAGCCAAAAAGGAGCGCATGAAATCGACTCTTGAAGAAAGCATGGAACTCACGGGACATGACCGAGTAGATACGACCTTGTTTAAGGTGTCATTTAGACGCTCTAAGGCAGTTGAGGTTGACATGGTGTTATTGCCAGACGAGTACAAGAAAGTTGAATACAAGGCCGATAAGACAGCTTTAAAACGACTTTTAGCAGACGGGCAAGAAATTGCTGGAGCTACCTTGGTAGAAAACAAGAATTTGAGTATCAGATAGGAATTGAAAAAAATGGTAGAAAAAAAGCAAAGTATCTATGAAAAATTGGCGAATATTCAAAACGAATTAAAAGCGCCTAAAAATCAGTATAACTCATTCGGAAAATACAACTATCGCAATGCTGAAGATATTGAAGAAGAGTTGAAGCCTATCTGTTTAAAATATCGTGCAACGTGCTTGATTTCAGAGGTAACGACTGAAGAATTAGCAAGCGAACTTATCACAAAAGTTACTGTTTCACTCATGGATTGGGATGGCGACAACGTGATTACAGTTACCGGACGAGCAAGGGAAGAACGCACAAAAAAAGGTCTGGATGCTTCTCAAGTGTCTGGCGGTGCGCAAAGCTATGCTACTAAGTACGCACTCAGTCAAATGTTTTTGATTGACGATAGCAAAGATGCTGACACGGATGCCGATTATATCCAAAGTGGACGAGCACCACAAACGAAAAAACAAGCACCGGCAAAAAAACAAGATGAACCCGTTATTTCAGTAGAGGAAGCTAACCGCTATTTGAAAGAGATAGCTACTATCGCAGAAGCGAAAGGGATAGAAGATGGCTCAATCGCTAAATGGTTTTTGCAACACTTAAAAGTGGCAGACTACAAGCAGATTAAGCAATCACAAGTAGAACAAGCAGAAATGCTCTTAGGAAAATTGAAAGGAAACTAATAGATGTTAAATAATGTCGTACTTGTCGGAAGACTTACAAAAACCCCAGAATTACGCTACACTCCAAACAATCAAGCATTAGCTACTTTTAGCCTAGCTGTTAACCGCAATTTCAAAGGCCAAGACGGAAAACGTGAAGCAGACTTTATTAACTGCGTGATCTGGCGACAGCAAGCAGAAAATCTTGCAAATTGGGCCAAGAAAGGGGCTTTGATTGGGATCACGGGACGTATTCAGACACGAAGCTACGAAAACCAGCAAGGCCAGCGGGTTTATGTGACTGAGGTCGTAGCGGACACTTTCCAGCTTTTGGAAAGCCGGAAAGACCGTGAGGGTGGACAATCACAGGGATATAGCCAGCCAGATTTCTCACAGCAGGCACCAATGAACGCAAACCCTATGGACATCTCAGATGATGATCTCCCGTTCTAAGCCTATGACTTGGATTGAAGAACATTTTGCCAAAGAGTATCCAGAAATCAAATCTATACAAGATATCTGGGATAAGGATGATTTAGGTGGATATCAGACACAGCGGTATTCGAGGGAATTGAATAAAGTGATTATTACTAACGACCTAACCGCTATTAGTAATGATCTGAAATCAATCGGACTTACTTTGGCAGATTTTAAACAGCAACTAACTTTATTTTAAGGATCAAAAATGAATGAACCAATCATTTTAAAATTTGAACTAAACCGCAAGCAGATGATATCTGCGAATGATCGGCTACACTTTCAACAAAAAGGCAAGATCACACGATTCTTGCGGGAGCTGGCCCACTATGAGGGTATGAACGTGTTAAAGGACTATTTTGGACTACCATACACGGAAGATAAGCCGTGTGAGGTAAGAGTGATCGTATACGCGCCAACTAAGCGCAAGTACGATCCTCCAAACTGGTCGCCAACCACCAAGGCCTTATTGGACGGTCTGACAGATGCAGAAATCTGGACGGACGATAATTTCAATACCATTAAACGGGTGAGCTTTGAGCATGGAGGTTTATCTGGGAACGAAAACTACAAAATTGAATTGAATATCAGCGAGATAAAACTTAAATAAAGGATTGTGTGCAGATGAAACCAACGTACAAGGAACAACTACAACAGGAACTGAAACAAGCGGAGTTACGGCTTCAAATAGCGGAAGATCTGGAGAAGAAAAAATGAAACAGCGTCAACTGTTAAACAACCAACTGCTGAAAATACAATTGCAGAAGCAGGAAGCACAAGCGACAATAACCAATAATCGGGAGTTGCTACGAATGACAATGACATTTAAATAAACGAGGTGAATGATGTCACTTATAGATCAATTTTATGAGGAATACGACAACTTGACTAAAAAATATGGTGGTGTTAATAAATTTTTTAATATTCTTGGTGACCAACGAGCGAGTGGAAATATCAACCGCTCACGAAGAGATGGCACGATGCCACCACCAACGCAATTAAAACGCTTTGAGAATTATATGGATAATCAATTTCTTTTGGAGTGTATGCAATACTACGGTGATAACTATCCAGAGAAGATGACCATTAAGATGGACATGGCACTGGATGAGTTTATTATTAAACATCGCCCAAAAGGTCGAAGAAAGAAACGTGAATTATCCGTACAGTTAACGCTGGAGCGAGCGTGGGCGCTGGGTGCTTAATGTAAGGCTGGCAGACTGTAACAGGTTTGTCAGTTATAACCTCACAAACTAAAATATTATACACTGATACCGAAGCGAGTGGGGCGCTTCAAACCGAATCGTGATAAAACTACTGGTTTTATGCCTTAACACACGGTTCAAAAAAAATGTATATCACCTATATTAAATTAAAAAAGGAGAGTCCTTTCTTAATGTGTTTACATACAAGTAAGTCTGATATACGCTTACGACTAACATCCTATGCTGGTGCGAGGCTTGGAAAACCTCAGAGGGTTCGATTCCCTCTATAGGATTAGGACGGGAGCATTCTTCCTTATGATTTTTTACATTTTTATTTCATGCTATTGACCCGTCCCGATAGCTGGCCAGTTGTAGACTCCTTTAGATGGTGCAACCCCATCTACTGGCCATTGCTCACTATAAAATTAGAAAGGCCCTCTTATCTAGTTTTTCTAAGAAGGGGAGCAGAGCAACTCCCCTATTTTAGTAAAAGTAGATAGAGAATAATATGGAAATTGAATTAATCAAACGATCAATCAGACTGGATCGACAGCGACACAGGATACAAGTAGTGACTTACTCATACAAAAAAACATTGGTAAAACTGCAGTGATTGGAAGATCACGGGCGATTAAAGAAAGGATCAACAGAAAGTTTATGGAATTAGAAAAGGAATTAGTAACGTTAACCAAGAAATGGTTTGTGGACCGTGACATTGAACATGGTGGACGATTAGACAAGCAGGCTCTTAAATTGAGCGAGGAATTCGGTGAGCTATGCGCTGGGTATCTGAAACAAAATGAGAAGTTGACTAAAGATAGCATCGGTGATTGTGCAGTAGTGATCGTAGGTTTGGCACTCTTAATTAAAGATGATGTACACGCTATTTTTGAAGAGTCTGACAATATTCGAAGAAAAGATGCAATGGAATGTTTTAAATTGCTGAATGCAAATATTTCAGAATTTCAGCTATCACAGGATTTAGCGAGCAAAGAAATGTGCAGACATAATCTTGTACGTGCGGTGGCTTATCTGAAATCTATTAGTAAGGCACTTGGCTACGACTTCGCAGATTGCTTTGAGGTGGCATATAACGAGATTAAAGATCGTAAAGGTCGCTGGATTGATGGAACGTTTGTTAAAGAGGAGGATTTGCTAAATGTTGATGCTGGGGAAATTGATACAAGTCTTATAAAAGCTGGAAATATCGAAGTCGCTAGAATCAGCGAGCGGAAAGAAGAGGGACTGAAAGATGAATAAACAAGAGTTGATTAAACATATCGAGGGTTTACCTTACACTGAGGGCTTTTTTGTGGATACAGTAAGAATCGGTCGAAGTGGATTGCTAAAATTAATCAACCAACTAGACGGACCGCAGAAACCAGTAGTAAAGCAATTTGTTGCTGATTGGTATGAAGAATGCAAGGACAATTTAGAGTACAACATCTGGAGTTATATCTATAATTGGGAGCAAAAAGAAAAATCTGACTTTAAAAACTGGCTTGATATTGGAAGAAACAACCCAATACAAACACTTATCAATATGCACCAATTCGGCTACGAGGTTGAGAAAGAGAAGCGGTATTATGTAAGATTTAAATTCATTGAAGATTCATATAGTTACTTAACCTTGATTAAGCACCTTAACGCTTGGACGTTAACAGACATAAAAACAGATAAAAAATTTCGTACAGAACACACAAAAAAACAGCTCGAAGAAGCAGGTTTTGGTGAAGTGTTTAATAGTCCGTTGTTTGAAGTTGAGGAGGTGGAATAAATGGAAGACGAAGTTTGGCTAGAATGGATCGCTGAAGTTATGGCAACTAAGCCTATAAATAACGAATTGTTAGAGAGCAAGCGTGGCCAAGAAGTAGTTGATTTACTATTGGATTTAGAGCGAAATGACTTTAATTGGCATAGAGGAGACCCAGATGTCTTTTGGATAGACGCTCAAATGTGTATCAAGTACCAATTAACCAATGCTGAAATTAAATTTTTATCAAAGCAACAACCAGGCGTTGGAAACTACAAGAAACACGCAAAAGAAAGAAACGCTTATTCAGAGATGATGAGAGGATTGGAGAAATTAAAAGAACTCAATTTTCCAGAAATCTATAATCATTCGTTATCTCCAGAAGAAGAGAAAGAAAAATTTGAAGAAGAAATGGCGATTGAGCAAAATTACGTATCGCCTTATCAAAAATTAGATGAAATTGAAAAACGTTTTTACGAAAATCAATTTTTGTTTGGCAAAAAGGTGATGGAAGGTGCAATGAGTATTGTTTCGAGTGATAAGAAAATCGCTATTGAGAATTTCTTTAATGTCGGAAGTCATCGAATTAAATTCACAGTTGAGGAGGTAACAGAATGATTCCAAAATTTAGAGCGTGGGATAGCGTAAAAAAGAAATTCGTAGAACATTTTTTTATCACAGATAACAGCTTGATTTGCAACATGGAAAAACCAACATCGGGCTACAACTCTCCTATTCCTGTCGAAAAGTCAGAATTGATCCTCATGCAATCAACAGGT